CTTAAGTTGATGGAAGATCCTAATCTTGACATGCTGGAAGTCAAGAAAGAGCTTAGGGAGAGGATGGGGTCCAGGTTCGGCGTATCCCTTATCTTCCAGGGAGATACCAGCGCGTCAGGGGGATTGAACAATGAAGGCTTGCAGATCACAGTCACCAATAGGGCCATCGAGGATGGTCAAGGTATCTACAACGAAAAGGTACTACCCTGGCTCTGCCAGCAGTTCGGTATTACCGATTATGTCCTGCAGTTGAATCCCAACGAGGAAGCTGACGAGATGGCAGAGAAGGACCAGCTGGCCCGAGACATTTCCAACGCAAAGAGCATGTGGGAAATGGGCTTTGATATCGAGTACAAAGACGGAACGTTTGAGTTCTCAGGCGAAGCTAAGCCACCGAGTACCGGCGGTGATGACGCAGGTTTTTTCCCGCTTGACGACCCGGACCGTACCAGCGGTGAGCCTGAACTTCCAAACATAGACAAGGGACTATTATCTAAATCCTTTGTAGATGATGCGCTGAATGCCATAAAGGCCGGCGCCCTGTATTCCAAATACAAAGACGTTCCAAAGGTCGATATTCCTATCATCCATGGTATAATCGAGAATGCGTTTGAATCTCAAGAACTATCTCTAAAATCCATGATGGATAAGATCATGGAAGCTACCGGGCTCAATGAAGACAAAGCCAGGATGATAATCAGGACAGAATCCTCTGCTGTATCTATGCGGGCCCGTGAGATTGGCTGGGAGCGCCAGGAGAAGGCACAGGGCAAGACATTCAAGTTCAAGGTAATAGTCAAGCACGACAAGCGGACCGCTGGCATATCCAAACGTATAGAGGATAAGGTGAACGCCGAGGGGGGGGCTGTGACCCTTGACCGCATGAAAGAGATCTACAAGGAAGAATCACAAAAGCCTGCAACTGACAATCCCGATACTACCGGCATGGGTCCCGGCTGGACCGGCTGGAAGAACTTTGTCGGGCATCCTCACGAGCGGTGTACTGTGGTGAGGGTAGTATAAACCTACCCCCTAACCTCTATAACATATGCTCTTACAACTTTACCTGCAAACTTCCTTCCTATTGAAATTTGGCCGTTCACACTTACGTCTTTTGAGTCTGTGACGGTCAACAACTCGTTTTCATCTATCTGGATTACTGGCATTCAATCACCCATTTATACAGTGTAAAGATTAACACCTTCATCAAGTACTTCATCTAAATGTTTATCCATTAAGTGTGCTCTAAATTCTTCTTCGAATTCTATACCTTCTTTAAACACTTCACCACACATTACACATGTCATCATTTTAATCACATCTTTTTCTATTAACCAGTCATTAATTATCACATCAAGTGGAATATTTGATCGCGTGCGTACATCTTCCACAAGTTGAATGTTTGCTTTAACCCATTCATTTTTTGTATTCAGTATGTCCTTTAAATCTTGTGCATCATCGTAAGACAAATCACGGATTAATATATATCGATATTGCCCCCTCATCCCACTTATATTATATCGTTCCATCATTTTATTCCTCCTGGGTATTGTCCCATATACTACATTGTTTTATAAGTATATATAGTTTGTAGTGTAATATAGTATACCATTAACTTTATACATAATTCCACAACTTAATTAACACCAATGCTATCTGCAAAAGTAGTATCGTTTGAAGTTGATCCCCATGCCTCCGAAGACTTCCTTCAAATATTAGATGAAGGATTAACAGACGTAGCCGAAGCGGTCTTCACACGTAGTCAAGAACTTGTCGCAGTCGATGAGGGGATGTTGAAGAAGTCCGGACATGTTGAGCATGAGTTCTTAGAGAAGGATGTTGTGTATGATGCGCCATATTCCGCAGATATAGAATTTGGTACAGATCCACATACTCCACCCTTTGAAGATATCCAAGGGTGGGTTCACAGGAAACGATCAGACTTGGGAGTCAAACCAAAAGATGTTGATAGTGTAGCAATGGCAATACAGAAAAAAATAGCAGAGTACGGAACTCAACCACAGCCTTACCTCCGCCCGGCTTTCGATGAGGTGGAAGTACGGGCCGCGGAGATTATCCGGGCGAAGTTTAAAGAATAGTTAATTAATGCTGTGGCGTCCTGGCATCGCCGCCCCAGTCTATATCCTTTTCAAGCAATACAACAGCCACTTTTCGATCAAGCCACTTCTTTGGTACCAATACCTGCGCACCGCTTCCGACTGGCTTGACTATAATCTCTCTGAGTTCTACGGCGTTAGGGATGGTTATCTCTGCCATTATAACCCATCCATCTTCGCATCTGCCGGGATGTAGAATGTAGTATTACTATTTCTGTCGCGTCTTTCTAAAGAATCGGTCATACTCATAGCTTGAAAATCATGCCGAGCATTGATTGATAAGTATACTTTTGAAAAGTTTCTCATTTCAACCACCTACGAATTACAGACAAGTCAAGATTGATTTTTCCCATCATTTTAGTTCTGGGTGTTCGGTGCCTTTGATAGAGTGCGCGGGATATTGTCATTTCAATCTCCTCTGTGTGGTGTTTCTTCCTCAATTACTTCATGAAAGATATACGTAAATTTAGAATTGTATATATCACAGATATCTTGTGCTTCCTTTTCTGTGGTGAATATAAACTCACCTTGACATGTGAATATAAACTCACCTTGACATTTTGTTGACTTTACAGTCCATTTAATTGCATACATCATTTTTCATCTCCTTTGTGATTGCTCGCAATATATACTATGTATATATCACATATATACTTTTCTATTCGACATTGCAGTAACTTTATAAACAATTCCACAACTAAATTACTACACATATGCCTTACGATTCTAACAGCCAACTACCCGAGGCAGTCCAGAATTCATTAAGCGATTCTGACCAGACAAAGTGGCGTAAGATATTCAACTCTGCACTTTCTGATACTTGTGATAATGATGACACCTGCGCGGCTAAAGTCGCATGGTCCAGGATGAAGAAAGCCGCCAGATCATTCGCAGGATGGGCGACCGCTGAGATCGTAGATAAACAGGGTGATAAGATCGAGATAGGCGCTTTCAAGTCCACCATGCAGAAGTTCATGAAGTTGGGTGCCACTATCATTGACAAGCACTCAAACCGGAAAGTCGGATCATACATCAACTATGAGTTCAGGAACAAGGACAGTAACGCAGCTCTCTGGATGGAAGGAGTAATCTACAAAGGCCACCGCATCCACGATGAGACCTGGGATAAGATCAAGTCGGGGGAGTATCCAGCACTATCTATCGGAGCTGATCCCCTGGAATCCAAGAAAGAATGTGACGCCAAGACCTGCTGGAATGCAATTAAGGCAATTGATCTATTTGAGATATCAGTAGTAGATGCTCCAGCCAATCCCGAAGCCACAATCGAGGAAGTCAATACTGTGGCCAAATCAGATATTACATTAATCACAAAAGGTGATTCTATGACAGACCCAGAAACCAAAGAAAAAGAAGATGTAGATGGCGGCGAACCTGTCGCAGGATCTACCGATAAGAGCGAGTTCGATGCAGAAGTAGTGTGTAAAGCACTAGTCGAGCAAATGACCGCTATGAAAGCACAATTCGACAAGGCTTTCCCTCCTGAAGAGGAGGAGGAAGAGGACGAAGAGGAAGAGACTGAGGAGAAGTCCGCTGACGTCGCAGCCGAACCCGCCGCAACCCTGACTATCAAGGACATCAAGAAGGCAGTCAAGGACAGCGTACAGGCAGAGCTTAAGAAGCTCACGGCGACCAAAGAGGCAGACACACCCAGGCCCAACCTCGAGAAACACGAAATGAGCACACCATTCCAGAAGTTGCTTGAAAGTCCAGGAGATCTCGCACAGATGAGTATCAAGGACATCGATTCTGCTCTTGGAGAACCGCGGGTAGGTGAGAAACCATGGTAGGCGAAACACAGATCCACGAGGGTGCACTGACTGCAAACCAAAACAGAGATATTGCATCTCAGAATAGATTCCTTGGCAAAGCGTACGGTGCCGGCTGGATTAGGACCATTGACGATCTCGAGAAAGCCACATACGGCATGGCATCTGATCAGTACTTGCAGAAGACAGACGCTCCCGTCCTGATGGCAACAACTGGCGTGCGTAATATTCTGTACGGTCAGAGACTATGGAGGCAGATACTGGTCGGATATAACGCACTCGGTGCAATCCCCTGGAAACCCTGGGAAAGATCTGGATATCGTGCAATCACGACTGCTGGCGCAACGACCAACCCCGGCAGTGAAGAAGGCGGCGCGCTTTCCGATACTATCAAACCGACATTCCTTGAACAGGATATCAATCCCACTGAGTCACATGTAACCTTTGAACAGTCCAGCTTGCAGACAGCTCTTGAAGGCAAAGGGGATAATGTACCCTGGTCTGAGATCGTCGATTACATGAGTGACGAATTCAGGAACCGGCTGAACAGATCATTACTGGCAACTGCTGATACTGTACCATCGTATGGTATCAGGGGCAGTCTTGACAGGATCATAGGGTCATATGCTGAGATTGCATATGGTAAAGTCGATGATTCAGCAGTTCTCGATGCTCATGATCTGGATGTATATGCCGCAGGATCACCCGATAGGGATGCAGCCGCATCTTGGGCGGACGCATATGTCAACGGGCAGGCTTTCGGCTCTGGTTCACGAACCCTGGCACTCAGTCATATCGATGCAATGTTCACGAACTGCAGACCATACTGGAACGATGCCAGCATGAACAACAAGGCAATCATAACAGGATATGATACCCTTGAACGAGTGCAGCAGTTACTCCAGGCGCAGCAGAGATTCCCTGAGAAAACCCGGGTACAGTTCACTGTGAACGGTGTTCAGACTGTGGCAGGTGCAGAGGCAGGCTTCGATATCGCTTCATATAAGGGCGTGCCGATTATCCCTGACAGCAATGTACTCCAGGATACACTGTCCAGGATAATGCTGTGTGACTTTGATCACCTGCACATGGGTGTACTCACTCCAGTGCAATACATGGAGTCCAACGACTGGTTCGGCCTGGACAAGTTCGTTACCATGGGCCTGTATCACATGCAGGGTGAAGTCATCTGCACGAAGTACAAGGCGCAGGGTAAGGCACGGGACTTGCAGTAGGGGGCTTAATCCCCCACTTTTCATTTTGGAGATCATCATGAAAGTAGTCTACAGAGGTCCAAACCCGCTTGCATATCATAGTGCACCATCTGGTTTTGACTATCTATTTGATCCGTTGGTGGCGCAGGTAGTCAAAAAAGAAGATGTAAAGTTTTTCAAGAACATAATTGCTATTGAGAGCAACCATTTTGAAAATGGAAACTGGAGAAACAAGATCGAGAAAGTAGAACTTACAAACGAAGGAGGTAGTAACT